TCAGCGTTCAGCCTGTCGCTGGTTGCACCAAGTCCGTCTTTTGGCACAGACCAAGTAACCATCACTTGATTTGAGCGATGTGTCTCAAGCTGCACGTTCTGCGGATCAGGCGGCAGCTCAACAAGTGCCGCAGCCGTTTTGGTTGTGATGTCTTGGTTCGGTACAACAAATGAACCAGACACCCATGCCGAGTTCTTAAACGTTCCGTCGCGGCCAAGCGAACGAATCTGGAACGTGACAGTTGACCCAGGCTTAACGCCTTCAACTTTCAGTTCATTTGTCGTTTGCCGGACTGTTTCGTAATTACCATTGCCGACCTTGTAGCGGATTTCGTAACCGCTTATGTTCCCGTCATTGGCACGGGTAAATCCAAGAAATACGTCGTTGACGACGTTGTTGTTACGGCGAACTTCTTTTGTCTCAAACGTTAGGCCGCTTGGAGCTGTCGGAATCTTGTCGAACGTTGTGACCGATTGATACTCCAGTGCATCAGCGTTATCAGCCGTGTTGTAAATGCTGTCGTTGTGCTGAACACCAACGATTGCGAACGTGCCATCGCCTCCGTCTGCCACGGAGATGCAACGGAACTTTTGATGAACAACTGTTGAAGACTGGATCGACCACACTGACTGTGCCAGTGGGGCTGCACTAAATGCAGACGAAACCGTAATAACAGCACCTACAACGCTGCTGATCGTCTTGGTTTCAATCGTGCCGTCTGGCATCGTTGCCGTCAGCGTGTGACTCGCACCACCGGGCAACGTCACGGTGATATCAGCCGTCAACGTTGTTGTTGTGGCTGCACTGCAACGACCAGCGATGCGTGCGCCTTGCCGCATCTCATCAGCAACAGCAAAAACCTGACCAGGGAAAACGATTGCGCCTTGCAAACCAGTTGAGAACGTGACGGTCTCGCCGTCTAGTTCTTCCGATGCCATCATCCAGCGACCAAGGCGATACGCCTGATTGCGTGATGTGCAACCAAAGGCGACAACCTCGCGGGTTTGATAGCCGTATTTAGTAATCAGCGCCGCGTCTTCAACAACAATAAAGTTCGGCTTATAAAAGTTGTCGGGGTCGTTATACCTGACCCTGATGCTGGTACTGCGGGTTTTAAGCGATGAACCGGTGTAATTAAAAGCGCCACCAATTACATTGCTGTTCGTATAAAGATGAACCGGGTCAACAACAGAACCGTCAAGGTTGCCGTGGTCAGCGGATAGCTGAACAGTGTTGCTGCTCCAGTAGGACATACCTCTGAAAACTGAGGCCAGATCCTGCAGCACGTTGTAAGCCGCTGCGCGATCACCGATGAGAATGTTGCAAGCAAAACGCGCTTCTGATGAACCGTCTTGATTCGTAACCAACTGGTTGGCGTATTGAATTAACGGATAAAGATCGGTGTAGCTGATGTTTGATGTGTCAACAAAATCACCACAGCCGTAGCGATCATTCAGCACCATGTCAGCAAATATGCAAACCGGGCAGGTTGTCCACGACAAACGAGTGCTGCCGTTGAACGCAACCTCTTGAGTCAAGTCAAGGCTGCCGTCATCGCGAACCGCAGCATTGTGCGGAACCTGCACCAGTCGCCCTTTGACTAAGTAAGCGCGATTTGGCAGGTTGCCAAATTGCCGGGTATTCAGATTAAGGCCGACGCAAGCAGTGTATGGGTAGGCGCTGCGGATTTCTTGACGCTCAATAATTGACGACCAGACCAACTGGTTAGCGCGGCCATTTGCAAGCGGTTTGTTTTGCGGGACTTCTTCAAAATTAGCAAACTTAACTTCAAAATGTCCTTCCCCAAGGTTTACTTTTTCGACTTTAATGTTCCAGGGATAACCTTCACCTTTCGCATCACGAGGTAACTCGATTACAGGCGTTTTAATCTGATAATCAGTTGAAGCAACGCCAGTTATTGTTTTGTCAAATTTTAGTTGGTAGGCGGAACCCTGCGCTTGGACAAAGACACGAATTTGAAGGCTGCCATTGAAAGGCTGCCCTTTTGCTAGACCTTCAACAGCAGAAGAAAACAAACGCGGGATTGTAAATAGTAGTTGTACCGATTCAACTTCTGAATCATTTATTTGTCGAATAGTAGTGCCAGATCCGTAATCCCTAGCAGTTACTTCATCGCTAGTGTTGACTGTTTCTGAATAATTTTGCCCAACTTCAACAGCAACGCCTGTGATCGTAGTTGTTGCGTTGCCTGCTTGGAGCAATCGCGTCTGTCTGCGGCCACCGAGGCGATAGTCAACATCTACATCCTCTGTCGGGAAGTTAGCATCATTGCCAGTAAATAAAGGCGTTTCGTCTAGAAATATCTGTTGATTGATGTCGTCAAAGCCCTCGATCGGACCTTCGCATAACAAGTCAATTAGTCGGACGGTAGAGGTTGAATTAAGTGCCATGACTAAGAAATACTAGGGCGGAAACCGTGACGGATAATAAAATTCACTGACGAATCAACTGATGCGTCCAGGATTTTTATATCAAGGTTGTAGAAATCGATGTTAGGTGCTTTATTTGGGTCAAACTTGTGATACCAACGATAGGGCTCTGTTATAAGACCTTGTATTGTGCCACCTATTCTGGAATGAATATTGTCAGTGTCTTGGCGTCTTGACTCGATCTGATAGCTAATAAATCCATCGGTTTTTGTTTCGCCTACAAATTCAAACAACTTGTTTACTTCAAGAAAAACAAAATACTTGCCAGGGTCCTCTCTAGGGTTTCCGTTAAACTCAAGGCGAAAATTGTTAGCAGCAGTTAGTTCGTCGTCTTTTTTGGGGTCAATAAATGTATCTGCAGCAGTGTTTGATCGATTATTTAAGAAATGCACGCTATTCCAACGCGCCATGTCATCTCTGCGTGCGCCGAACTCGAGCTTATTGCCTTGAACTGTGACCGTATCTGCCCCTGGTGTTCTTGTTGTTCTTTTGAGCGGGTCAGACTCATCAGCAACATCAACGTCTGCCGAGATGACGTGCGAACCAATCAGCACCTTGCCATAGGCCACCGGAATCGTTGCGCCAACGCCGACCGTATTTTGCGCTCCGAGATAGGCGTAAGACTGCTGCCCATCAGCGCCGCGATTGACTGACTCTGGTCGCGTTGCTCGTAAATCATCTCTGGTGCCGACACCGCCTCCTATATCTGGCTGTGGCGACAGCATCTCCGTCACTCCGCCAAGAATCATGCTTGCGCCAGCTACAGACAATGCCGTGCCGACCGCCGTAGCGGTTAAAACAGCGGTGGTTGAAATGCCAGCAACGCCAGCGGCACCAGCGCCAAACAAGCCAACAGTGCCGAACAAACCAGCACCAGGCAGTAAAAACGATATAGCGATCAGACCAATACCTGCGAAAACTTTCCCCGCTCCTTCCTGACCAACAAGAACAGGTGTAATGATCAAATCGTTTTGACCGATCGGTAACCGCAATTCATCAAGCTCTAAGTCAACGCCAGCCTGTAGTACGCGGTAGCCAATTCCCTTTTCGTGGGCAGTAATCAGCTCAGCCTTGAACTCTGGATAGTTGATAGACAGCAGCTTGATCGCATCAGCAGGCGTGCGAAGGTTATAAAAAGCGTGCTCAGCGCCATACCGCTCGCCTAAATCACCCAGCAGTCGGACGACTTGCTGCATATCGAAAAACCGCCGCAACCCTTGTCAAATAATATCTGCTAAGCGGAATGACCGCACTTAGCGAATCACGTTGTTGATGCAAGATCCTTTCATCTGGCAACAGCACCGCTGCGTGCATCGGTGTTCGTGTACCCATCCGCATGATCAGCACGTCGCCAGGTTGACGCGTCTGTAACGTCACTGGCTTGAATCCAATGCGTTCTGCCTCTTCAAGAAAGATGCTTTCACAGCTTTGCGTGCTTTCTGGCCGCTCGTAGTCCGGCAGCTCAACACCTTGCAGCTTGAACCAATCGCGCACCAGTGTGAAGCAGTCAGCTTTGCCGTACTCCCACTGGCGGCCGATCAAGGATTGATAGTTAACCATTCGCGTTGAGGCATACGCCAAATATGCCAAGGCACGGAACCTTGGCTGCACACAACTTGATCTGATTCACTTGCTGGCCCACCTTCTGGGTGCGAATGAACAACAGCTTCAACCTTGCCCATGATTGCAGCGACGGCATAATCACGCGGCTCAAGCACAAACGTGCTGGTCGGGAGTTCTGCTGTGTTGCGGCAAGGCCAATACTCACCATTGACAACAAGGCCGCAGCACTCATTCGGGTAAGACCTGGCTGCATGAGCCTCGGCATCACATCTGAAGTCTGGCACCTGGAAAACCTCCGAACGGGAGATCGCCTTCAGGGAAACGCAACGTGCAACTGGTGTAACGCTTTCCGCAGACATCGTTAGCTTCAGTCGTCGGATTGTTGTTGATGTCAAAAAACTTTTTGCCCTTGTAGCCGCAGGTGCTGTCTTCGCGGTAAACCCATGGGCAATGCTCAAGCACTTGACGGCGTGGCAACGCCACGTTGATTAAATCGAGCTTGCTGGCTAACTCAAACTCAACCATCATCGGGTTTTCGCTTGCTACTCGATCGATGTAATAAATCTGGTCCTCAAACTTTGCGGTTGGATCAGCGGTTGCGTTTGTGCCACCTGTGAAGTTCACAGCGTCTAGGAACTTTTTGCACGTCTGAATGCGTGTGACTTTTGCTTGTAGTGGGTTGTAGAGCAACAGCAGGGCTGAAATAGCATTATTAGTGTTATTGATCCGCATAGTTGGACGAGGCAAGACGCCTTTAGTCGATGCTTGAAAGCCATCTATTTGGATCGCCGTGGCTGCATACGTCAAGCTATTGAACACAACATCAGCCGTCAGTTCGTTTGTACCTGCGTGGTAGTAATACGTCTGATTGACACCGTTGACGGCTTCGGTCAGTTCAAGCTGAAACAGCTCGATAATTGCTGACGGCTCCAAGGACTGAAGCTGTTCTTGAATTGACTGCGGCGTGCTCATGCTTCAAACACCTGAATAAAAGTTGTGGTCAATTGAACGCGGCCCTTAGTTGTCATTGTTTTGTTCCAGCTAGCGCAACGCACTTTGATGCTGCTGCTTTCACCTGGCGGCGTAAAAATAAATTTCTCAATGCCACCACGCGCATCTAGAAGCGTTTCCACTGTGTCTGACTCTGCCTCTGACAGGTTGTAAGACAACGAAAAACTTTTCGGGTTTTGGTTGATGCCAAGGCTGCCGACCTGTTGATAACCGCTGCCAAACTGTGCTTGACGGACAATCGGCTGGCTGGCCTTTGTCGTGCCGTAAGACGGCTGCAAATTTACAGATGAGTCCCAGCTAGCTGTCATCGGCTTAAGAGTCCTCCAGGTC